ATGTCTGCGTTCAATCCTAAATCTACTGCAGCAAGAGCTGTTCCAGAAGATTGGATACGATAGATGTCTTGATGGTTAGCTGGTTTGATTAAAACATACATATCAACACTAGCTGGACGATGACGTTTGCTTAAGTCCATTCCTGTTGACACCATATGAGGTAGGAACCCTTGGACAATCCCATAAATTGGGTCTGTTGCAGCACATTGTGCTACAGAAGCCTTATGAGGACATCCTACAATTGCTTTACCTGTTCCTGATAGCTTTACGGCGTCTCCCACGAATGCTGCTGTGGCATCAACCATGATACACATTTCTAACGGTGATAAGCTATTGTCTTCCACTAATTGGAAGCCAAACACTGAATCTACATTAGGCATTTTTACTTCTCCTTAAAAATATTTTTTGGTTAACTATCTGTCTGATAGTTCAACCCCTGTTGTAATAACCTCATTTCCACGTTTTACTGTCTTCTCACCTTTTCTTTCAGACTCTCTTTGTAACATGGCTTCTCGACCCTTTTTCGCATCAAGCTGATTTTCTGCTCTCATGGTTTTAAGGACTCTCATAAGCACTTGTTCATGTTTGTCTGTGGTTTTAGTGATGCACGGTTGTGGGCGAAGTTTCTTTTCTTTAGAGTTGGGTGTAAAGCTTCTATCGTCTACACTTGGTTCTGTGGTTTCCACCACTTCCCATCCTTTATCTAAATACCGGCTAACTCTGCCTGGGTCGTGTTTATATGTGAATATTACATTTTTATAATCATATGCAGGGTCATAATTGTCCACCTGATTTATATTCTGGGTGAATAATGTTGGCCTGAACTTGTCTCTCATTTCTTCTCTACTCATTATATTTCTCCGTCTTTCTTCAATCGATCAATAAATTCTTCTTTGGACAATTCCTGACCCATTGAAGACCTTATACGTGCATGTGCACTATAGGCGTCTTTTAAATCCTGCGACAGTCCTTGAAAGGTTTTTGTTGCTGAAGACTTGCTCGCCGCCATTTTATTAACTGAAGACGTACCTGAAGTTGCAATTGAGGGCCTACCTCTAGCTGACGTTCCCAATACTCTTTCTGGGTGTTCATATTGCATACGAGATTCAATCTTTTTTGCCAATTCTTCGTAAGAAGCGTTGGGGTATATCCCTTTAAGTTCGTTATCTATCTCAATGGCTCTATTCTTTAAGTCCGGGTTACGGTCATTGAACCAATGTTGGTTTCTTTCTATAAATGCTGTTTGAGCATCTTGTTGTGCTTGTTGCGATTGCTGGACTTTAGAGGATTGCTCATTGGCCTGAAGGCTATATAGCTCTTTAGTGTAATGGGATACACCCTCCATATCCATGTCGTCTTTCGAATGAGCCAATCGAGCTTCAAGCTCTTGTTTAGCACGTTCGTACTCTCTTTGAGATGTTCGTTGCTGATACTCAACTAACGATTGAATTTCTCTATCCCTCTGTTCCATCTTCTTCTTCAGAGAGTATATTTGTTCTATGACCTTTCCAGTTTTGTCGAATTCTTCTGGGGTTTTGTATTTGTCTGGGTCATTACCTTTGGCCACCCACTCTTCTTTAGAGAGGTGTCCGTATTTCTTAGCTCGTTCGACTAATTCGCTGTCATCGCCCTCAGGCTTTTCTTCTTCATCACTTTCTTCAACACTTTCGACATCATTAATTTCCTCATCGTCTTCATGTTCATTTATAATTTCCTCTATAATTTCTTGGTCTTCTATTTCAACACTCATTGTTGTTTCCTTTCTATAAATTTAACACCATCATCAGTGATTAAATAATACTCTCCGTCTTTATCCATCTGATTACTTTGATATGGCACAAAATGTACAATATCACCAATGGATGGAGGACGTATTTCATCTCCATACTTTTCTCTATATTTGCCGCCAAATGCATCAGATGCCATTTTGACAACCACTCCTCTACTTGCCGAGTGGGCAAATGCTTTTTCTTGAGGGACATATATTAAGCTGTCTTTAGACAGTCCTAAATCCTCTCTAACTTGTGACAGGTCAATTTTAATTAGTAAATGACCGTTTATTGGCTCACCACGCAGTACATCTTCTCTATTAATCGCCATTACTTTCCTCCATTATTAATGCAATATCTTCTATTATATTAATCACTGTTCTCATTCCGTCTAATTGACCTAATGAGTATGTATAATCAAGCGCTATCTTTCCTGTACTTTTTTCTTGTATATGAGACCCATCTGTTATTAAATCTCTAAGTTCTTCTGTCGACTCCTTTAAGGTTTTTAAAACTGCTCTTGTATTCCCACTGCTTAGCCATATATTCCATTCTTCCACGAGATTCCTCCTCTCATTTATTAATTATCTTTGGCGTTCTTCTGTCTACTAACATCTCTTTGTTGTATAGCTTGTAGCTCCAGACGCTGACGTTCAACCTGAACCTTATCTTCTGCCACTGTAGCCATTCTATCTTTAACGTTTGCTTCTTGTTGGTCTTTATGTGATTTTGCCACCATCATTCGTTGCTTCTCATCTGACTCAGCTGCAACTATTTGGAATTGTTTTTCTTTAATTTGTGTGTTCAACATGTCAATGTGAAGTTTCATACCTTCACGCTGTTCTCTAATTTGGTCTAACTGCATTTTGCCTTCAGCAATGCTTTTCTTCAATTCTAGTTCAGCCATCTTGGGGTCTGGAGCAGGAGCTTGAGGAGGTGCAATAAGTTCTTCTGGCTTATCTATCTGAAGTCCTTTAAGGATTCGAATAGCCAGTGCAGGTATGTTTAAAACGTTCGCCAGAGGCGTCTGGAGCATTTGTTGCAGTGCCTGTATCTTCATGTACACGTGAGCCTCTGAGCTCTGTGTAGGGTCTGCTACGGGCATTATATCCAGTTCCGAGGCATTGAAGATTTCACGAGATATTTGAATGTCTAAATCTTGGTATTTAATAAATCTCTCTAAACTAGAGAACTTACCATAAAGATGAAACATCATCTTAAATTCTTTCTTCAGCGAATGGAACAGTTTTTGCACCATAGGCTTAAAGGCCCTTGAGCCTTGTTCAACAATTGCCAACATAGTGGTGGCTGGGACGTTCTGTCCTTCACTGTCTCCCATAAGAGCTTGTGTTACAAACCCTGTCTCTTTTCCGGCATCTATCAACAATCCTAGTAGCGAGAAGAGCACTTGTGAGGGTTCTTTAAAGGGCAGGGGCATTATTTGGGAACGAATGTCAACATTGGGAGGAATTTCTAGTTGCGTAAACTTCCCTAGCTCCTGCTTAATTTCTCTTTTTTTAGTTTTAAATGCTTTAGTTGTAAAACCACCTTGTTGATTGGCCAGTGTTCCTGAGTCAATCAATTGGCGTAAAATACTTGTTATAGATTTATTCTGATGGAACAATAAATGATTTAATCCCATACTGTGATATTTACCAGCAGGGTCATCTATACAATGATAGTCCACTATATATGGACGAGGGATTATTTTCTTAATCTTGCCCTTGTTATTGACATGAATGTCTTCTATTTCATATCCTGCGTATATTCCCAAAACTTTATCAGAATCTTTATGGAAATAAACTATATAAGGTTCTTCATATCCGTCTTCATCTAAATCTAAATAGCAAAACTGTTCTAAGACTTCATATACGGGGTTCGTGTCTTGTAAGTCTTGGAATTCTTCTTCTCTAATATATCCGGCGTTAAGAGACTCAACGTCAACTTCTGAAAAGCGGTCTGCTCTTATATATTCAGTTATTTCGTTCTTAGTCATATAGTTACGCACTGTAATCCTACGTGCCTTATCTATAGAACTTGTGTTTGTATTAATGATGACGTCTTCTGGACTGAGCACTTCGCTGAGCACTTTATCCTGACCATCGTCAAAACAAAGTTTACGGTATCCTGTTCCCCATGCGCACACCATGTGTATCAACTTATGAGATTCTTTTAACCACGAGTCGCTATCGATGAGAAGGTCGTATGAAAAGAACGAACTCACCTTTTCTGCTTTAATTGCTTTTGTACCGTCTGGGTCTGGACCTAATACAGCACATTCAGCCACCTTGTTGTTTCTCACTAAATGAGGGATGAGACGAGAAGCCAGTTGTATATTAGCTGACGCTAATAAGGGATATATAACCTTGGAGTGAGCGTAATTCTGGGTGTGTTCATTTCTTGCTTCTGCCTTAATCATCTTCAAGGCTTCTTTGTTCATGTCAATCCAATCTTGGCATGACTCTAAATCTATGTCATATCCATGTCCGGCATTTGATGCTATATCATGTAATTGACCTTCATCCAACATTTCTGCTATGTTATCTGATTGAACAAATTTTATTAATTTTTCTACGCTCATTTAATATCCTAATAACCGGTTAATGGGTCGTAATCTCTATTTATCTCTTCATAGGGCTCGTCTTCCGCCCTTTCCACATCGTAGTGTGATACAGCTATCATTTCAAATATGCTAATGCCATACCTCAGCGCGTCTAATAAATGATCGTCTTGATTACGAGCAATTCTATTAGGGTCTTTGCTATCATATCTATATACACGATATTCATCTAGTAGTTCTGTCAGGTTGCTAAAAAATTTCAGCATGCCGGACTCTAACATGTTATAAATCTGGCTTACACCAGTTACTATTGAATTGTATCCAGGTCGTAGGTCTAATCCCAATCCTCGGAAGTAATCGATTCTCATACGTCCATCGTCACGTCTTCCGCCCCCTGAAGGGTCAGCGGCTCCTGTCATCCAGTCGCCTCTCTCTTTAATGGCATAAGCATGCTGAGCGTCTGTAACCTTTCCTTTCTTATACGTCGAATAGACATATATAATTTGTGTCACTGGGTCTTGGGCAAGCCATAGAGCGGCTGTATTGTTCCATCCAAAATCCAACGCATATGCACGAGGAAAATAATCTGGTATTTCGAAAGGTTTACATGTGGCGTCTTGTTCACTAACGGGATACACTCGACCAGAGCCAAGCGCAGGAATTCCCTTTGTTCGAGCATCTCTCTCATTGGGTGGCATTTCCGCAATCATTGTTGCTTTATCCTCTTCTGTTAGATGAGGTGCATCATCCCATGAAATAGCTATTGCATATCTTTCTTTATGTTCTGGATGTGTTCCGTCAGGTGGGAATCGACCATTAGGCAAATACCTCATTACAACCTCACTAAGCCCTTTTAGAGGGGTGAACAGCATCATACACTTGCCCGGCTCTTTAACGCCTTTAACACCCCTTAAACGAGCTATACACTCAGAGTAGATTTCTTCGGGTGGTTCTTCATCAAAGATGATTAAATCTAGAGTTGCTGCTTGAAACTGATTGCGCCCCATTTCGAACGTTTTAACTGTAACGGAGCTGATGCCGCCGTTTTTATGTTTAGTTTGTATTTGTCCAATTGCGCCAGGAACACCTGGCATTGACTTTGTGTCATGTACATAATCTTTACGTATAAGTCCAGTTCCAATTTCTTCACCTACGCTTCCTAATAATGATTGTTGCATTGAATCGCGCCATAGTGAGCCTGATTCGCAGATCACCCACACCTTAATGGCTTTCTTAAATACGTGTCCTTCCCATCCTTCAGGGTAGTCCCCTGTCAAGTGGTAAGCGAGTTCTGTTGCGCCTGTAAACGATTTACCTGAACCGTTACCTCCGCCCAGCACTCTGAATCTGTGTGTCAACCCTGCTTTGAAAAAGTCCCAATGCTTATGATAAGCAAACCTTGAGAAGGGTCCTTCCATTGGAAATACAGAATCAATTAAATTATATTTCTTATGCTCAGAGAATGCTTGAATCGCTCTGGCTATATTTAATAGCTTAGGTCTGTCTAGATTCATATTATGAATCCACTTCTACATCTATGATGTTGGCGAGTTCTGGTATGCGTTCCATCTGACTTTTTATATACGCTAAGAGTTCCTCATTCGTTTGTTCGTTGAGGACATTCATAGTGTCTATATTAATTTGTGTATTCGTTATAGCTGCTGAAGGCTTCTCTGCCCAGCCATGTCTATACTTACCTAAGTCTCTCCAGAATTGATAATCAACATCTGTTTGTTTCAACATGCCTTGTCTTCCAAGGTCTTCGTGTATTGCGTCAAACGCAACTTTGCCCCTCTCGTGTGCTTCCTTGAGTTCGGGCACTTCTTTAAGCCATCTGTAGAATGTAGACCTAGATACGCCCCATCTGGCCATGACTTCTGTATCAGATAGTCCTGCTGCCATCTTCTTATATAATTCTACACAATGGTCGGGAGTGTATTTAATTAAAGCAGTCATTATTTTCTTCTTTTAGGAGATGTTGTTAACAGATTTATTATATATTGTTGTGATCCTTTAATTTCTTCTATATCTTCTTTTAATTCTGCAAACTTAACTTCAATGATTCTAATATCTGTCCTATGCTGAGACGAGTCCTTTTCAAGTTTGGTTAGCCTTTCATTATTTATTTTACGGTCATACATATAAAGCCCGCCCATCGCTGTTATCAACGAGGCTATTATTACTCCAATCTTGTCCCACAATACTTCCATATTTTAACTCGACCATCTCGTGCGTTTCCACGGTATGCCCCATGCACTCAGTTCACCTGTTGCCCTATCTATATCGGACACTGTTATAACGAGGGAGTCGTTTATCTTTGCTTCTTCTAATAACTCTTCTGAATATCCCCATTTAACAAACAAGTCAACTAACATAGGCCAATTGCTTATAGTGTTAATGACAGCCGAGCTGTCTCCTTGTTTAATCTTCACTAGTCGTTCGCCTTATCTGCAGCGTTTCTAATAGCTTCCCATTGTTCTGGGGTCATTCCGTTTTTAAATATTGTGCGCCTTAATTCAGTGGCTAACACTTCCTCATTAATGGCCTTAATCTTTTCTATCTTGTATTCTCTACGAGCTTCTAATCCTTTTCCTATAGATGAGAACATCAATCCGATGTTTTCTTTTGCTATTGGAAGTCCCCATGTAACTGACAACATAGCTACATAGACATATTGCACCCACTGAGGAATCAGTCCAAAGTTGCGCCACAAGTCGTCTGCTTTGCTTGGGAATATTATGGAATATAAAATGATGGCGCTCACCCAGTAGAATGTTCCTTGACGGAACCCCTGACTGGTGGCGCCTAAATAATTTGAACGTTGAGTTGTATCTGCTATGGAAGCCTGTATTGCAGCTTCTGTGTTGGCTTTCAATACGGCCAGCTTATAATCCTGCTCGGCCTGCACCTGTGCTGCCTTCGTCTTGAAATATTGACCTATCGGTCCATTCTCTCCAAATATCCCTGATAGTAAAGGTATTAAAGCCATCCACATTTATTATTTTTCCTTATAGGGTTTAAGATTCTTTACGGATTTTAAATTCACTTGGGAATTCTTAAACTACTAATTGGTTGTCACTTAGGGTAAGAATCTAGTTACAGCAATTAAGCTATTGAATATACTATCATTTCTTACCCATCAGTGTCTGTAACTGAGTTCATACCCTGTAGAAGAAGTTAATTAGACATCTCCTAAGTATTAGGATAGCATACTAATTATATTCTGTCAAGGGAATAATGAAAATAAATTTTAATGTGTAGTGTGCTCCTTTTCGTCGCACGCTCTATATAGTTCATCTTCTCCCTTACTTCATAGTATAGTGGTTACTTTAAAGTTTGTCAAGGTCTGTGCGAAAATATATTTTCTCATACGTTCGTGTGAATTCCTTAGGAGTTACTCAACAGTGTGAACATGTTCCACTCTTAATAAAACCTTAAGGAAACTTTTTATTTTTGCTTCGTAAGCCAGGAGTGGGTCCTCTATACATTCACCCGCACGTCCCATCTACTTGTCCCCACCCCCCTCCCACCTTTCGGCTGACGCTTCAGCTGCTGTCACATCATCTGTCTAGTTGCACACACCAAGGAGGCACATCGTTCGGCACTTGTTAGTGTCTTGTACGTACAACACGCGCTCCTCTTCTAACGTGCGTTAGCGTACACTCATTGAATCTTCTAGCTCGCTGGGTAGTAGGGCATAGGGGAGTGTGTTACGTGGCGTGGCTGGCAAGTACGGCGAGAGAAGGGTGATAGCCATCATATCACACTGAGTAGTAGTGTTATGTATGAGGGTAACTCATTATTATATATATATTTAGTGCAATGTGTAGTGTTCTACATGGTGTGTATAA